AGTATGGATATAATAGAACTTTTTATAGATGAAGAAGATGAAGTAAGTGGTATTGATGCAGTAAGTTTAGTAGAAAACCCTGCAATAGAAGAAGATTTTATAGCACTTAAATCACAAGAATACAAGTTTGCAGAAGTAGACAAAGAAAAAAGGATAATTATGGGTGCAGCACTTGTACCTAACAAACCTATTTTAAGGACTAAAAATGATGAACCTTATTATATATATTTTAGTAGGGAAACAGTAAGAAAAGCAAGTGAACTATTTTTTATAAGAGGTAACAGTAAAAAATCTACACTTGAACATAAAATACCCCTTGAAGGTTTAACAGCAGTAGAAACTTGGATAGTAGAAGATTTAGAAAAAGACAAAAGCAGGTTGTATAATATGGAAGTACCATTAGGTACATGGATGTTATCAATGAAAGTTTTAAATGATGATATTTGGAACAATTACATAAAAACAGGAAAAGTAAAAGGTTTTAGTATTGAAGGTTACTTTGCAGACAAGTTAGAAAGACCAAATGAACCAAACAAGTTAGAACAGATACAAGAAGAAGAAGCAGAATTTTTATTAGGACAAGTAAAAGCAATAATAAAAAAAGATAAAAGATTAAAGAAGGGTAAAAGAATTGAATTTGAAAGCTATAGTGATTACCCTGATGCAGTAAAAAACAATGCACAAAGAGGTATTGATTTAAATGCAAAAGTAAATAATAAATGTGCAACCCAAGTAGGAAAAATTAGGGCTTCACAATTAGCACAAGGAAAACCTATAAGTATAGAAACTGTAAAAAGAATGTATAGCTTTTTATCAAGAGCAGGTGAATACTATGATGAAGGTAATACAGAAGCATGTGGTACTATTAGCTTTTTACTTTGGGGTGGTAAAGCAGGTTTAAGATGGAGCGAAAGCAAACTAAAAGAACTTGAAATGTTAGCTGAAACAGGCCCAAGAGGTGGTATAAGAAAAAGCCCTAAAGCACCAAAGTCAGGTACACCAAACCCCAAACCAAAAGGTGAAGGTACAGCAAAAGGAGATGCTTCTACAAGTAGGGGTGCAAAAGTATCTAAACAAGATGAAGAAACTTTAAGACAAAAAGCTAAAGAATTTAACGAAAGATATAAGAAAAAATTAGGTTATGGTGCAAACGTAGGAACACTAAAAGCTGTTTTTCAAAGAGGGTTAGGTGCATTTAATGTTTCCCACAGCCCAAAGGTAAAAAGTGCATCACAATGGAGTTTTGCAAGAGTAAATGCCTTTTTATATTTACTTAAAAATGGTAGGCCACAAAACCCAAAGTATACAGGTGATTTTGATTTATTACCTGCTAAACACCCTAAAAGCCCTAAAAAATGAGAACACTATATATAGATGAATACAAACCTTGTAACACAGATGGTAAAAGAGCATGTTTATGCCCTGATGGTAAAACCTATTCAAGAAGGTGTTGTGATGGCAGTTTCCAAGCACAAGGTATAGGATCAGTTACAGGTACAAGTTAAAAATACAACAAACAAAACTAAATTTTATTGTAATATTATGAAGGCAGATAATATGTTAGGAAAAATCAAAGAACTGTTAAGTATTGATACTGAAACAAAAGAAGTAAAACTAGAACAAGCTACACTTGAAAATGGTACTGTAATAGAAAGTGAAAACTTTGAAGCAGGTAGTGAAGTTTTTATAGTTACAGAAGATGAAAAGGTAGCTTTACCAGTTGGTGAATATACTTTAGAAGATGGTGAAAAATTAATAGTAAAAGAAGAAGGCATTATAGCTTCTATTGGTGCAGAAAAAGAAGAAGAACCTAAAGAAGAAGCTAGTGAAGAAAATTTAAATACTGATAATATGGAAAATAAAGAAGTTGTACAAGAAGTACAAGAAAACCTTGAAGAAGAGAAGAAAGAAGAAATGCAGTATGCAACTAAAGAAGAACTTGCTTCACTTCAAGATGAAATAAAAGAGATCAAAGGAATGATTGAAAAAATGGGTAAAAAAGAAGAAGAAATGAGTGCTGAAGATAAACCCATTGAAGAAAAAGAAGAACTTTCAGCAGTAGAAAAAGTAAAACATAACCCTGAAGAAGAAGTAAAAACTGAACCTGTATTTATGAGCAGGAGAGGTGAAACAACTTTCGATAGAGTTATGCGTAGAATTAATAATATATAATAATTTAGAAAATGGCAACAAGTATTTCAACTACTTATGCAGGAGAATTTGCAGGTAAATATATTAGTGCAGCCCTGTTAAGTGGTAAAACTTTAGGTGAAGAAACAATAACAATTTTACCTAATATAGTGCATAAACAAGTTATGCAAAAAGTAAGCAGTAATGACATTGTAAAAAATGGTGCATGCGACTACAGCGACAGTTCAACTTTGACCTTATCTGAGAGGACGCTGACCTTAGAGGATTTTATGGTAAATGTTACTGCTTGTAAAAAAGATTTCTTAAACACATGGCAAGCAGCAGAAGTTGGTTTAGGTGGTTTAGGTAGAGAATTACCAAAATCTTTTGCAGATTTTATTATAGGACATTTTTCAGCCAAAGTAGCACAAAGAATGGAAACTAATATATGGGCAGGAGTAAATGGTACAGATGGACAGTTTGATGGATTTAAAGCACTTCTTGCTGCTGATAGTGATGTAATTGATGTAGTTGCTACAGATGTAAATAGTGGTAATGTTATTACAGAATTAGGTAAAGTTGCAGATGCAATACCAAGTGCTGTATATGGGCAAGAAGATACTACTATATGGGTGGCAAGTAATGTTTATAGAGCATATATCAGAGCATTAGGTGGATTTGGTGCGAATGGATTAGGTGCAGCAGGTTTTGAAGATAGAGGTAACAACCAATCTATTACACCTGCATTTTTTGATGGTATTCGTATCAGTCATGCACAAGGTTTAGGAACTAACGAAATGGTTGCAGGACAAAAAAGTAACTTTTTCTTTGGTACTTCTTTACTAAATGACTTGAATGAAGTAAAAGTAATTGACATGAGTGATATAGATGGTTCACAAAATGTTAGGTTTATAATGAGATTTCAAGCAGGTGTTCAATTTGGTATTGGTGGTGACTGTGTACAGTATACCTAGAATACTAATTAATTAACTATAAAAGGGTAGGTAGGGTTTATATCTATCTACCTTTTTTTTAAAATATAATATTATGGCATGTAATTTAACAAGGGGTAGAAAAGAACCATGTAAAGATGTAGTTGGTGGTATTAAAGGTGTGTACTTTTTTGATTTTGGATCAATAACAGCAACTTTTGATAGCACAGATACAGATGTAATAGATAGTTTAGGAGATGTTACTTGTTTTAACTATGAAGTAAAGGGTAACAGTAGTTTTGAACAAGCTATTACAAGTTCTAGAGAAAATGGTACAACTTTTTTCGAGCAAACACTAAATCTTACACTAAAGAAACTAACAGTACAAGACCATAAAGAATTAAAATTATTATCTTATGGTAGACCACATGTGGTTGTAGAAGATTATAATGGTAATGCCTTTATGATGGGCTTAGAACATGGTGCAGATGTTTCAGGTGGTACAATAGTGACTGGTGCAGCTATGGGTGATTTAAGTGGTTATACACTTACACTATCAGCGCAAGAACTAAAACCTGCTAACTTTTTAGAAGGTGCAACTTCAGCAGATCCATTTGCAGGACAAACTGGTACAGTAACAGTAACAGAAGGCACAAACAGTTAGAATTTGATTTTTTTGTTTTTGGAAGGGTGGCAATAGCTGCCCTTTTTTTTAATGCGTATTTACTGTTCGCATATAGTTCGCATATTTGTATTGTCAATATTGGCATATAACTTAAATATAAATAAAACTAAAAATTTAAATAATAGTAGTGCAGATTTACAAGGTAAAGATGTACAATATAAACAAAGTAATATTAACACTTCTTGTACAGATATAAATGGCAAGTTTGATACACAAACAATTATAAGTGAAAAAGATTTATATGATACAGAATTTATAATTAACCTACAAGATTTTCTTGCTGAAATGGCAGATTATCTTTCTTTAAAAGAAGAATATGGCTATGCAGACCAAACTGCATATTATGCAGAACAAGTAGATAAAGTTTTTGGTTTACCTAGGCAGCCATCAGAAAGTTTAAAATTATTAGAGGTGATGATGGACAAAAAATTAGAAATACTTAAAGAAAAAAAACAAAGGAACTGGAAAATGAATTTTTTAGAGTAAGTATGTGTGTTTTGAATTTTGGGGGTAGCAATAGTGTTACCCTTTTTTTTATAACATATTGTTACAGATATAACATTTACATTTAAAATTGTTACAAAACTATATTTATTTGGTTGTTAACAAGTTATTAACTATATTGTATGTGAATTGAAAAGTTCAGTTCTTTGAAATATTGTTTTAAAAATATTGTGTAAGCAATGTTTCATATCAATTAACTAAATTTTTAAAAATGAAAAAAGCAATTGAAAAGTATGTTGATTTCAATGATCTTGATAAGGTTATAGGAAGAAACGAAAATGGATGTTTCTTAAAGAAAGGAGCAGAAAAGTTTATTAAAACTAGAATTAAGGAAGGGTATAAATGGGATATGGATGATATGTTTCTCTGTTATGTGGAAAATATACCACAAGTAAAAACCAGAAAAAAATTACTTGAAACAGGTATAGGTGAACTCATACGATCCGAAGATATAGGTCTTGCAGAAGGATGGTGTTTGTACTATAATGATCCTTTTTGCGATGGAGATGGAATAGTAACTCCATATTGTGATGATGAGTATTACGAAGAAGAATATGGTAGGAAGGTCACAATATCACAAACACTTGAGGAAATTCTTCCTCGGACCGCAATACTTAAGGAGCTTATCACATAGCAACTTTGGATTTGCGTAAGCTATGGGGGTGGAAACACCCCCTTTTTTATTTAACAAAATAGAACTACTTTTATTGTATATATATGATAGTTTTACAAAGTTCAGGTAGTAGCCAAACATTTAGTTTTATTCCAAGAACATATACTTCAGGAAATACTTATACAATTAAGATAAACAACGAAAGCACAAACAAAGAAGTGTTTAGCCAAACATCTACAAGTTTTACAGAAGTAGATTACTATTTCCAGTACAGCAATACTTTTACTTTGGTAGAAGATACTTTTTATACTTTAGAAATTACAGAAGGTAGTACACTAATTTTTAGAGATAAAATATTTTGCACTAATCAAACAGTAGCAGATTTTACAGTAAACCAAAACCAGTACACTACCAACACAACAACTAACGAATTTGTATTTATATAAACATGGATAACATACACATAGTAAACTTATCGACCTACAACAAACCAAAAGTAGTAGAAGATAAAAGAAAAGAATGGGTGGCTTATGGTGATGATAACAATTACTACAAATACCTTATAGACCTTTTTACAAGTTCTACAACAAACAATGCAGTAATAAATGGTATAAGTAATATGATTTATGGCAAAGGTTTAGATGCACTTGATAGTAGTACAAAAACAGATGAATATGCAGCGCTTAAAAGTATTTTTAATAATGACTGTTTAAAGAAAATAGCACTAGATTTAAAATTATTAGGTGAAGCATGTTTCCAAGTTTTATACCAAAATGGTAAAGTAATAAAAGCAGAACATTTTCCAAGACAAACTTTAAGACCTGAAAAGATGAATGAAGAAGGTGATATAGAAGCATACTATTATGCACCTGATTGGGAGAAGGTAAAACAAAATACCAAGCTAAAAAAAATTGCAAACTTTGGTTATGGTAATGGTACTGAACCTGAAATTAAAGTAGTTAAAAAATATGTGTCAGGTTATGACTATATATGCCCAGTAGATTATCAAGGTGCATTGGCTTACTGTGAATTAGAAAGTGAAATTTCAGATTTCCTTATAAACGATGTACAATGTAATTTTAGTGGTACTAAAGTAGTAAACTTTAACAATGGTGTACCTGATAGGGAAAAACAGCTACAAATTAAAAGTGAAGTTATGGCCAAACTTACAGGTAGTAGGGGTGAAAAAGTTATAGTAGCATTTAACAACAATGCAGAAAGTAAAACTACTGTAGATGATATACCTTTAGATGATGCACCTGCACATTATGAATATTTAGCTAATGAATGTATTAGAAAAATACTAATGGGGCATAGGGTAACAAGCCCATTACTATTAGGTGTAAGAGATGGTAATAGTGGTTTAGGTAATAATGCAGATGAAATTAAAACTGCAAGTTTGTTATTTAACAACATAACTATTAAACCTTACCAAGATCAAATAATAGAATGTATAAAACACATATTAGCAGTAAACGAAATAAGTTTAAAACTTTACTTTAGAACCTTGCAACCTTTAGAATTTATTAATACAGATAACGCAGTAACACAAGAAGCTAAAGAAGAAGAAACTGGTGTTAAGTTAGTTAGTCAGGTAGTAGATAAAGATTTTGCTATTATAGATGATAGATTAGCATATAGCACACCTGAAAAAGCTGAAGAGATGGCAAAGAATATTGGGTGTGAAGGAATACATACACATGAATATATAGATGTAGATGGTAACACAAGAACTTGGTATATGCCTTGTGAAAAACATATAAAAGATGATTTAAAAAAATGTCCAAAAGGATTTGTAAAAGATAAAAATGGTAAATGTGTAAGAAAGAAGAGCATGTATACAGAAGAAGAACTTGCAAAAGATGAAAGACCTTTTTTAAGTGATGATGATGGTGATGAATTATTTACATTAATAGACCAGTTAGGTGAAATAGAAGATTTAGAAAATTATGAATTACTAGATACAGATACTACAGAAGATGAACCTGAAGATTTTGATGTAGAAAATTATTTAAATGGTTTAAAGTTATCAGCAAAACAAGATTCTACACAAGACAATGATTTATTTAAGGTTAGGTACAAGTATGTAAAAGGCACAAAAAGACAAGCAAAAGGTGAAACTAGACCTTTCTGTAGAAGAATGTTAAGTACTGGTAAACTATATAGAAAAGAAGATATTGCACAAATGAGTTTTAGGGGTGTAAATAAGCAGCATGGACACAAGGGGCAAAACTACTCATTGTTTAAGTGGCAAGGTGGGGTAAATTGTCATCATATATGGGAAAGAAGAATTTACAAAAAGAAATTAAAAAAGGATGGCACACCATATAAAGGTAATGCACTTGCTAACACAAGATTTGTAAATGTTAACCAAGCTGTAAAACAAGGTTTTAAACTACCTAAAAACCCCAAAGAAGTAGCACAAGCAAATATAACTAGAGGTGACAAAGGACACCACCCAAACTATAAAGGATAATGGCAGAAGCACTATTAATAACAAGAAAAGATGTAGTAAAATTTACTTCACTATCAGGTAATATAGATACAGATAAGTTTATACAGTATGTAAAAATTGCACAAGATAAACATATAGAAAACTATTTAGGTACAGATTTACTAGAAAGCATACAAGCAAAAATTGTAGCAGGTACACTTACTGGTGATTACCAAACATTAGTAAACGAATATGTAAAACCCTGCTTAATACATTGGTGTATGGTAGAACTGTTACCATTTAGCGCTTATACTATAGCAAACAAAGGTGTATTTAAACACAATAGTGAAAATGCAGAAAATGCTTCTAAAGAAGAAGTAGATTACCTTTTAGAGAAAGAAAGAAATACAGCACAATACTATACAAACAGGTTAATTGATTATTTAAGTTTCAATGCACCTAGTAAGTTCCCTGAATACTACACTTCTACAAATGAAGATGTACACCCTGATAAAGATGCAAGTTTTGAAGGTTGGGTATTATGAAGTATAAAGCCAAAGAAAATAACATTAAGAAACTTACAGAATACTTAAACAAAAAAGTATATAACAAAAATCAACAAAATTTATTGTATAAATATGGCAAACACAATAAACTGGGGTAAAATATATTGTTTTACAGAATGGGGTGAAGAAGACCATACTATAGTAGAAAGTATACCTGCTTTTTCAGCACCTAGTTGTTTTACAACACCAACAGCAGGTGTAATAGATTCACTTGTGTTTACAGCAGACAGAAATAGTTTTGCAGATGCAACAGATGTAACAGCAGATAAAACATTAATATAAAATATAAAAAATAAACTATGGGGAAACAAAGTGTAAATATAGGTTCAGCACCTGATGATAATACTGGTGATCCGATAAGAAATGCCTTTAACAAGCTAAACTTAAATCATGATGAACTTTATGCACTATTAGGAAATGGTACTACACTTTCTATAAGTGGTGATGCAACCATGAGTGCAGGAGCAGTAACAATAGCAAATGGTGCTGTAGAAAATGCGATGTTAGCTGACAATGCAGTAGATCATGATGAATTAGCAAATAGATTTACAGAAGATGTAGATATAACAACCCTTACAGGTGCAGCTACTTTTGATTGTTC